CGCTCATGGTCGGCGACCATCTTGTCCATCTTGGAAGTTAGACGCCACCCATTCACGGTCCATCCCGCCATCCCGGCTATCGCCAACACCACGATGGCGATCAGTGCTTTGATTTTGATGTCTAGCATTGTTCGTCCATTTATCGTCTACGGTCGCAAACCCAATGTACGCGCCCACCACAGAACCCACGAAAAGGTAGAACGCGCCAGCGACGCTTCCCAGTTGAGCAGAGTCGGTGACGAGAAGGAGTAAAGGAAATACCAGGCCCGCAACCAAGGAAGCCCAGGCCATGCGTCGTCTGTTCTTCCATCGGTCAACATGGTCCATTATTCCTTGTCTTCCTTGTGCTCGAGTTTCTTAAAGATCAGGCCCAGCGTGCTGTCGATCTTGTTGAACCCGTCTTTCATGTCTTGCTTGATCTCACGCACGGCTTCTTTGAAGTCGTCTTTGCGAACATAGACCTCTGGCAGATCGCGCTCGATTTGGCGGATGTCGCTTTTGAGTTCTTTGATCGCGTCCCACACAACCTTCAAGACCCATCCTCCTAAAAATCCGCAAACACCTACCACCCAGTTAAACAGCGTCTGGTCCATTCATCACTCCTGCGGCTTTGGGAACATTGCTTTGACTGCAAGACAATCAGCAATGTATTTGTCAATTTGTGCTTGATCGCCTTTTACGATGCCATCAAGATACTCTGTGTAAGACGGGTATTTGGCAACTCTGTTTTCCCACCAATCAAGTTCTCGGACAGTAATTTTTTCGATCACCCATCCGTTGTCCCATTTGGCTTTGTGGCCTTCAGGAACAACTGGTTCTTCCGCTTCAATGCAACCAGCGGGTACAAGAAAAACACCAGGCTCAAGAGGCGACTCTTCACAGTCAACCATGCAAGCAAAATAATTTTGAACATCTAGTTGTGCAACTCTCATGTCATCTCCTTAGAACTTGATGCACGCCAAGAAAGCAAGGTTGCGTGGGCGCGTTACACCGCCGCCCCAGCCATCAGCGATATACCAGTCGTTGTCGCGTTGCGATCCACCGCCCACATGCACCGCTCTGGTCGGAACATATTGACCAGCATACGCAAGGTCAAGGCCAGCGATTGCGGCGGCATTCACATAACTTTGATCGCCTGAATTGCCTGAGGCGTATGTGCCGCCAAGTCCTTCATCGTACGGAATGTTGATCGCGAGCACAGAACCCTTTTGCCACGAGCCAATAGCGCGGCCACTATCAAGGCCACGACCGTTGTCCCAGAAGCGTGGAAATTCACCACGGCAATCGGGCAAGCCAAAGGTCGTCGATCCGTCGCCTGCGCCGTATGTCGTGCCGATTGCGGCAAACAGGTTTGCATAGGTTGTGCGAGACACGGTTGCGCCGTTGCATCGTAGCCAGCCAGTCGGTGTGGCATCGACAACAAACAGCGCCAGCGTGCCAGGACGAATTGCAGACACCGCTTCGATCTTGTCGTAGGTCACGGCATTGGCCGCGATCTTTGCGGTTGTTACTGCGCTTGAAGCAAGTTTTGCATCAGTCACTGCACTTGATGCGAGTTTTGCTTCGGTGACGGCGCTCGATGCCAAGTTGGCCGCAGGCAATTCACCGCTGGCATTGGGCAACAGTTTCGCCAAATTGCGTGCGTTAGACATGGTTACGCTCCTTCAGTCTGCGCGGCCTGTGCTCGTGCGGCGGCTTCTGCATCGGCCTGGGCCTGGCGTTGCGCGGCAGTGATCACCCAGCCATTCTGAAATGCCAGGTCGACCATGGCATCTTTTGAGCCAGGAATCTGGATGTTGTTGGCCAGGCACTGCTCGACGCAGATCTTGGCGATCTCATCGATGGCGATGCGGCAACGCTCGTGAGCCGCGTTGTCGATCCAGTCTTGCTGAGACATTGCCGCATAAGACAGCGCCTTGTCTTCTGCGCTTGAAAGATTGATTGTGTATTGAGACATGTTTGTTCCTTTCAATTATCCCAAAAGGTACCCACAAAAACTTCCGTGAGCGCCGTAAATTTGATTGCTTGCGCCATCGTTGTTGTAAAAAATTTCTAAGTAGTCATTTGCCGCCAAAGACACAACAACTGATTGGCCCATGTTTTGCTCATTTGTTCCAGTTATTGATCTTGCATGACCATTTGCACCTGAAAACAAAGCGCCATTTTTATAAAGTTTTAAGTTCATGCCGCCGCCTCCAAGGGCAAGCGCAGAAAATGAAACAAAATATTTTCCAGCAACTGGCGCCGTGAATCTACTTATGGATGCATCGTAATGCCCACCAGTATCTGTGACCTCTGTTGTGTATGGCATTTTTGCCGGAGTGCCGCTAGTAGAAAGATTCGCTCCAGTTGTTGCAAATGCACTCCACCCTGGCTGATATGGCGTTGTTACTCGGCCAACCGCATCAACCGCAAGAAGATCAACACCAGAAATATTTTGCAATGAAACGCCATAACTAGCGTCTCCACTTCGCAGTTGCAACTTGTTGCCTGCAACACCCTTCAAAGATGTCACAACAAGTTCTCCGGTCATCGTGTCGCCAGCCTTGTTGACTGGCGTGTAGCCAATGTTGCTCACAGCCGCACCAGACGCAAGTTTGTTTGCGCTGACGGTGCCATTGATGATGTCGACGCCGTTGATGCTGGCCACCGAGAATGTGCCGAATGCGACGATGTTCAGTTCATCATTCAGCGCGGCGGCAGATGCCAGCACGATGCTGGTGCCGCTCGATGCGGTGTAGTCGGTCTGATCCAAACGCACGCCGTTGAGGTACACATCAACAAAGCCTGCGTCATAGGCCATCGTGTTGCCGTTGCTGTCAGTGCCGGTGAAGGTCGTCTGGCCAGCGGTAGCGATGTAGCGGAAGCGTCGGCTGGTGCCGTTCACGCTCGAACCAGCAGGCACCCATCCAGTGCTGGACCTAACAAACATTGCATTGCTGACGCTGTTGAAATACAGATCGCCAACTTGAAGCGGACTGCCGTCGTTTCGAGTTGTTGGCGGAGTGCTCTTTGCTCCAAGATATACATCGGCAAAGTTGCTGATGTCGGACACATTGGCGGCAACAGTTGGAATGTCTGATGCAACGCTGGCCACAGACACAACACTTGACGAAATACCGGCCACCGTTGTCACATTAGGAGCAATACCTGCAACGGTAGTAACGCCAGCAGATACGCCTGCAACGGTGGTGACATTGCCGCTAATGCCTGCAACAGTTGTGACATTAGGAGCAATGCCTGCAACAGTGTTCACATTGCCAGCAACTCCTGCAACAGTCTGCACTGATGCAATGTTTAATCCAACTGTGTTCACATTTGCAATGCTGTTTGCAACCGTGTCAATTTCACTGACCGGCTCATTCAAATCATTAGCAACAGTCGTGATCGCGGCAATGTTATTCGCGGCGGTGTTGATGTTGGTTGAGTTGGTTGCAACCGCATTGATGTTGGTGCTGTTGCCAGCCACTGCGTTGATGTTGGTCGCGTTGCCCGCAACCGAGTTCACATTCGCAATGTTTGTCGCAACAGTGTTGACATTCGCGATATTGGTCGCGACGGTCGTAATGTTTGCGTTGTTGCCAGCGGTAGTGTTCACGCTTGCAATGTTGTTGCCCACCGTGTTCACATTAGCGATGTTGTTCGCCACCGTGTCGATCTCAGAGACAGGCTCGTTGAGATCAGATGCCACGGTATTGATGGCCGCAATGTTGGTGGCCGCAGTGGTCACATTGGCGCTGTTGCCTGCAACCGTAGTCACATTGGCAGAGATGCCAGCGACCGTCGTTACATTCGCGCTGATACCGGCGACCGTGTTGACATTGGCAATGTTGTTGCCGACATTATTCACATTCGTGATTGAGCCTGCGACAGTCTCAATCTCAGATACCGGCTCATTCAAGTCGGCGGCGACGGTGTTGACAGATGCGATGTTCGTGGCAGTCGTGTTGACGCTGGCCACATTGGTGGCCACAGTGTTCACATTGCTGATCGAGCCAGCAACGGTGTTCACATTCGCGATGTTGTTGCCGGTGTTGTTGACATTGCCGATGTTGTTGGCAACGGTGTCGATGTTGTCCGCGCTGTCAGCCAGGCGCACGATGTCGGCCACCAGGGCATCGGCATCAGCACTGCTGGTGATCGGCAACTTGGCCGAGCGGTCGACGGCTTCCTGCAACTGCTGGATCTGGATCGTTGCGCGGTCTAGGGCGTCGGTGATCACTTCAGGGTAGAAACCACCCTGGTTTGTCAGGTCAGTCGGCTGAAGGTTTTCAATGTCCGATGTGATGACCA